CTCCTGGCAACTGAAGAAGCTTTTGCTTTAAAAGCCAAACAGTTCCACTGGAACGTAGAAGGCCCAGACTTTGGCCAGCTCCACGCTTTCTTTGACGCAATCCATGACGATGTTTATGGTGCCACAGATCCCACAGCAGAATACATACGTGCCTTGGGCGATTATGCTCCTGGTAGTTTTGAACGATTTGTAGAATTAACAAAAATACAGGGCCAAACAAAAATTCCACGTGCCCGACTCATGCTAGAAGAACTCCTGGCCAACAACGGCCAAATGCTGGATCTTCTCAATCAAGTCTTCCAAGTAGCAACTGAAGAAAATCAGCAAGGTATTGCTAACTTCATTGCTGAACGCATCGATGCTCATCAAAAGCATGGCTGGATGCTGAGAAGTTACCTGAAAGAAGAAAGAGCATGAGTTCAGACATTAGATCAATACTGGAACGCCTTGCGGCAGTAGAAGGCAAACTTACTCCGGTGGGTGTCAAGCATGGGCTTAACACACAACAAAAAGGTGTGCCGCAGTTGCCGGCATTGTTCAAACCCAAATCAGCCAGTCCTGCGTTGCGTGCCAAAAAAGATCCAGCACATCCAATGGATGGATACATGGTAGGTGATTCCGTAGAGCCTAAAAAATCTGCACTAGAAGAAGCCATGCAAGAAGTTGAAGAAGATATGTTGAGCAAGGTCAAGAAAGACCTTACACAATATCTTGATCAACTGGAAAAGAAAGTTCGAGTCGACCGCGAACTCAAAGACAAAGCAGTTGACGCAATAGAAAAGGGTCAAGCCGAAGAAGAAATTGAAGAAGATGACTACGAGTTGACAGATCCCAGCACAGTGCATGGCATTGAAGATAAAGTAGACACTCAGTTAGGCAACCCACAACAGCCTATCAATGACATGTCAGAAACATCATCTGCTCCGGTAAAAAGTTACGCCATGGAATATGGTGTTACCTTTGAATGTTATGGCAACGAAAAGGATGGATTTGAACTGCGACAAGGTGATAGATCCATGCCCAGCAAATTTAAAAAACTAGATCATGCTGACATGGCAGTAAAGTTGTTTCAAAAACGCAGAGCAATGAAGCAACAGGCTCAACAAGCAAGCCAACAAGATTATTTGGATGAACGCTAAAATGATATACACTGATTTACTTAAACCAACCACTCCAGTCAACGAGCAACAGCTTGACGAAATTAGCTGGGACCAGGTTGGGCGAGCCGCTGGAGGCGTTCTAGGAGGCATTGGCAAAACAGCAGGCGCTGTGGCAGGTGTTCCGCAAGGCCTGGGTCGAGCAATTAAAAAAGGTTATCGTGGATCAGTAAAAGGCATCGGCGGCGAAGATGATGCTGGCAGTTTAGTGCCTGGCTCAGCCTATGGTGACACATCTGGCGCCAAGGCCGGCGGTAAAGCAGAAATGCCAATTGGATCTAACACAATCAATCCTCGTACCGGCAAGCCCTATGTGCCTAGTGATTTTTCTGGGCCGTCGGGTGGTAGTGCAACAGCCACACCTGCACCTGCTGCTTCTGGCGGTGGTGGCGGTGCAGCAGCCACACGAGATGCCGACACAGTCAAAACAGAACTGCGCAATTTAGATGCAGCCTACAAAACAAGACGCAATGCGCTAAACAAAGAACTTGAAGCACTTTCATCAGCACCTGCTGGCGGTGCTGGCACAGAACCTGCCGCAGAACCCGCAACCGGTGCATTGGGATCAGCAATTGCAGGAACCCCAACTGGTGGCAAGCCTGAAACAGTCAGCATTGGTGGACAAAAGATTTCTCCAAGTGATCCGTTGTATGCTAAAATTGCCGCATCACAAGTGATGCAAAACAAACCTCTAGTGCAATCCATTCAAGCTCTTGACGCCAAGCAGTTGGAAATAGTCAAACAGATATTGTCTAAAAAGGCTGCTGGTGCATTGGAAGAACGTTTGCCTCCTACAGTAGCACCTGTGGTACCAAACAAAAGCAGAATGAGCCAAGCATACGACAAGGGCAAACAAGCTCTAAAAGCCACAGGAAACGTAATTGCTGCAACACCACGTGCGCTCTCAACTGCTGCTGGTGCCACAAGAGGTGCATTCACCGGAATGTCACAGGCCTACTCCAAGGGCAAACAGGCTGGCACCAAGTATGTGGGCCGTGGCCAATTGAGTTGGGACGATATACAAGTTGAATTGGCCAATCTGTCAGTAGAAGATGCCAAGGCCTTGTTGAGTTTTGTAAACCAACTGGGAGTCACGGCAGCAGAGCCAGCACCAGCACCAGCACCAGCACCAGGAGTGACAGCCGCTCAACCAAGTGATGTTCAAATAGCTAATTTAGTTAGAGATACGGCAAAAGCGCCGGATGAACTATTATCCAAATATGCCGCAAGAACAGATTTACATCCAAGAATGAAAGCAGTTGTTGATGCTGAGACAGCAAAAAGAGCTAGTAGACCACCAGCACCTGCTCCAGCAGACGCCCCTGGTTCAGGAGCAGCCGGCAAGGTTCCTGGATACACAGGTCGCAAGACCAAACTGCCTACAAAGCAAACAAAAACTCTGCCCACAAAGACTAAAAAGAAAAAACTAAGAGAGAAGATTGTTGCAGAAACTTTGACTTGGAGCAAAAACTTTGATCCAAGCCGCCACTTAATCAAACAAATCCGCCGCACATAAGAACTCTGGCCTTAGGACCGAGTGGGCGGCTGCTGCCCGGGTCATTGGATTCGCTACCCAATGATCCAAAACGAGCAACCATACATTGACTTTCTTTAAATAAATCTATATAATATTGTTTTAGGAGGCTCTATGAGCAGCAAAACATTCAACGGCGAGCAAAAACTCAAACTCACTCAGATCATCAACGAAGGCATGCAGGTTCTTCACGAGATTGAAACTCTCAATGGCGGACTTACTGACACTGTGAAGGCTGTGGCCGAAGAGCTAGAAATCAAGCCTGCTATTCTCAAGAAGGCCATCAAGCTGGCACACAAGGCCGAGTTTGGCAAAGAGAAACAGGATCACGAAACCCTGGAAACTATTTTAGAAACAGTTGGTAAAACTCTTTGACCTATCAAGTTTTTCAACACTGGGATCCATTACAGGTATGCGTGGTCGGTATGACGTACCCGCCGGACTATTACCATTGGATCCAAGATCGTAACACACGCCAACGTTTCCAAACGTTAGCAGAAGAAACTGAACAAGATTATCAAGCCCTTATTGCACTATTGCATGGCCGGTTCGGAATCCGTGTGTTGCGTCCTCAACTGCCTGAGGATCTCAGTGCTTTGAAAATTCATGATCATTGGGTGTCACCACCTGTAACTCCAAGAGATTACTTCATCATGATTCATGATGAACTGTGGGTTCCGCAACAGCCCAACAGCTCGCATGCTCAAAGAGCATACGCTAATCAAACTGATCTGACTTGGCTAGAATTTCAACAGCGAGATCTTGCACAACATCGTGCCAAATTGAGTTGTTATCAAAACGTCATTGAGCATGTGTTATCGCAAGGCAACACAGTACGCCATACTGATCTTGATGTAGTGTCAGGATGCTTTGTGAGTCGCATTGGTCAAGACTTGTATTTTGCCACTCAAAGCTATGATGAAGATCAAACACAACTGTTGGCCAAAGTCAATCAACTGTTTCCTCGCACACGCAATCGCATTGTGAATGCAGGTGGCCACGGAGATGCTACCTATTGTCCAGTCACACCTGGGTTGATTATTAGCCTACGAGATGTTCCAACTTATGCAGACACCTTCCCTGGATGGGAAGTGGTTTACTTGCCGCCAAGTGACTATGCAGACACTGCGGAATTTCGTGCCAGCATGAAACACAATCGTGGACGCTGGAACATTCCAGGATTTGAATCAGATCCTAATCTTGTACACATGGTTGAACATTACTTTGAGTCTTGGGTGGGCAATGCCAGCGAAACTGTGTTTGATGTTAACATACTTGTGATTGATCAAAAGAACATTGTGGTGTCCAGTCACAATGATCAAGTTGAACAGGCCTGTGCTAGACACGGTATCGAAGTTCATGTGTCGCCGTTTAGGCATCGTTATTTTTGGGACGCTGGTATACACTGCATCACAAACGACTTGAATCGAGCATGATAAGATTTCCTATCAACACACTGTCTAATATAAATATCTGCGAGTCGCTCTCGTTACGAGCATGAATCATGGCTTACCGGCCACAAACGGAGAACAATGAGTTATATTGACGCACTTTTTGATCGTGAACACGATCGCATCCATGTTGTAGAACGACGCAATGGCGAACGAGTCTACCGGGAATATCCTGCCAACTACATCTTCTACTACGACGATCCTAGAGGCAAGTTCCAGAGCATCTATGGCACACCTGTAAATAGATTCTCATCGCGCAACAACAAAGAATTTCGCAAGGAAGTTCGCAGCCAGTCAGGCAAACAGTTGTATGAATCTGACATCAATCCCATCTTTAGATGCCTAGAAGAAAACTACAAAGATCAAGATGCTCCTGAATTACACACAGCATTTTTTGACATTGAAGTTGCGTTTGACCAAGAGCGTGGATTCTCGCCTGTGGCAGATCCGTTCAATCCCATCACTGCAATATCTATATATTTGGATTGGCTGGATCAAATGATCACATTAGCTGTGCCGCCTAAACATCTAAGCTGGGACACTGCACAAGAACTGGTGAGTGAGTTTGAAAATACCATCTTGTTTGAACGTGAAGAAGATATGATCAAGATGTTCTTGGATGTGATCGAAGGTGCAGATGTGCTAACAGGCTGGAACTCAGAAGGCTATGACATTCCTTACACAGTAAATCGTACCACAAGAATACTCAGCAAGGACGATACTAGACGTTTTTGTTTGTGGGGACAGTTTCCCAAGCAAAGGATGTTTGAACGCTTTGGTGCAGAAAATCAAACATATGACTTGATTGGTCGTGTGCATATGGATTACATGCAGTTGTATCGCAAGTACACATACGAAGAACGACACTCATACAGCTTGGATGCCATTGGTGAATACGAACTGGGCGAACGCAAAACACAGTTTGAAGGCACACTGGATCAATTGTACAACCAACACTTTAAGAAGTTCATTGAGTACAACCGCCAAGACACCATGATCATTGCCAAGTTGGACAAGAAACTGCGTTTCTTGGATTTGGCAAATGAACTGGCACATGCCAATACTGTGTTGCTACAAACCACAATGGGTGCTGTGGCAGTAACTGAACAGGCCATTATCAACGAAGCACACGAGCGTGGCATGGTTGTGCCCAATCGCAAGCAACGCCTTACAGACGATGACACACAGGCCGCAGGTGCGTATGTGGCATACCCTAAAAAGGGCTTGCACATGTGGGTTGGATCAGTGGACATCAACAGTCTATATCCATCAGCTATTCGTGCCATGAACATGGGCCCAGAAACTGTAGTAGGCCAGTTGCGGCAGACCATGACTGATCATTTGATCAAAGCCAACATGGCCAAAGGACAAAGTTTTGCGGCTGCATGGGAAGGTTTGTTTGCCAGTTTAGAATATACTGCTGTAATGGAACAGCAACGTGGCACAGAAATTACCATTGACTGGGAAGGTGGCGAAGAGAGTGTACACTCGGCTATGGAAATCTGGCACATGATCTTTGATAGCAACCAGCCTTGGATCCTCACTGCCAATGGCACCATTCTCACTTACGAGAAGAAAGGTATCATCCCCGGCCTGCTGGAGCGTTGGTATCGTGAACGCCAAGAACTACAGGCCAAGAAGAAAGAGACCAAAGATCCCAAAGAGATTGCGTTCTGGGACAAGCGGCAGTTGGTCAAGAAGATTAACCTTAACTCCTTGTACGGCGCTATTTTGAATCCAGGCTGTAGATTCTTTGACAAGCGTATTGGTCAGTCCACCACACTGGCCGGAAGATCAATTGCCAAGCACATGGATGCTCACATCAACGAATGCATCACAGGCGAATATGATCACACAGGCAAGGCCATCATCTATGGTGATACAGACTCATGCTATTTTTCTGCATGGCCTATCCTGGAAAAAGAAGTTGCTGAAGGGCGTATGGAATGGTCAAAAGAAACTTGCATACAACTGTATGACTCAATTGCTGATCAAGTGAACGAGAGCTTTCCGGCGTTTATGGAACAGGCATTCCACTGTCCTAGAGACATGGGCGCATTGATCAAAGCAGGCCGTGAACTGGTTGCTGACCGCAGTTTGTTCATTACCAAGAAGCGGTATGCTGTAAACATCATTGACTTGGAAGGCAAGCGATTAGATGTAGACGGCAAGATTGGCAAGACCAAGGCCATGGGCTTGGATTTGAAGCGCAGTGACACGCCCAAAGTAATTCAAGACTTCCTGTTAGAAATTCTAAATAAAGTACTAGCAGGTACGCAACGAGATGAGATTATTGAACGCATTAGAGAATTCAAGTATGAGTTTAAAGAGCGGCCAGGCTGGGAGAAAGGGTCACCCAAGCGTGTGAATAACTTGACCAAGTACGGCAAAGAAGAAGAACGACTGGGTCGTGCCAACATGCCTGGACATGTGCGAGCCGCACTAAACTGGAATAACTTGCGTAAAATGCATTCAGACAATTACTCAATGCAGGTTGTAGACGGGATGAAAACCATTGTGTGTAAACTAAAATCAAACGCTTTGGGGTGGACATCAATTGGCTATCCCACAGACGAGATGCACCTGCCGCAATGGTTCAAAGACTTGCCGTTTGACGACGCAGAAATGGAAGCAACAGTTGTGGATCAAAAGATTGACAACTTGCTGGGTGTGTTGGATTGGGACCTTGCGTCTGCTACCAACACAGAAAACACTTTTACATCACTATTCTCATTCGAATGAAACTGAGCGAACTTGTTGATTACTTAAACCACATTGATGAATTTGAATTAGGGCAAATTCATCAAGAAGCCCGTCACAGACTTGATGCTGTGATACACAAAATTGCCAACCACAATGTGCAATTTAACAAATTTACACAAGGCATTATTGCCAACGGTAACAAAATTAATGAAAGTTTCCAGCAATTCAATCATACCATTGACGCTATACGCAGTCATGTGATTGACGCCATGGCAGCGCAACATCCAGAATATTTGCGTGAAAGTTTGAGATTGTTTCAGCACGAAATGTGTTACGACACTACTGAACACATTCTCAATCGCAAGCTACGTTGCGATCCTGAAAGTGCCGAATTATTGCAAGGTAGAATTTTACGCTACACAGATTGGCGTGTGCCTGGATTGATTTTTAGGCCAGCACTGGAACAACACGTGGAGCAATTGGTACCATTGGACCCATTGTACATGATTGACAACAATCTTGAATTGCTAGAACCTGCCTGTCAAGGATTTACTGAAGAATATCGACGTAGGTTAAGATTGTACACAGCCGAAGAGATTCTAGGAAAACCAATACTTCCACTGTTGCCAGATGCTCAGTTTGGATATTGCTTTGCTTACAATTACTTCAATTACAAACCATTGGAATTGATCTGTCAGTATTTGGACGAGCTATGGAAAAAACTTCGTCCTGGTGGAGTGGTGTTTTTTACCTACAACGATTGTGATCGTGCTCACGGAGTTGCATTGGCCGAGCGCAGTTACATGTGCTACACTCCGGGATCGTTGATTCAAGAACATGCTGAAGCATTGGGGTTTGAACTCATGCATCGTCACAATGGCCCTGCCGACGTTGCATGGTTTGAGTTCCAAAAACCCGGAGAAATAGATTCGCTTAGAGGCGGACAAACATTAGCCAGAATAGTTGCAAATTCTAAATAAACCTGTTAAACTTAAACATTAGGAGTATACAAAATGAGAGATTATCTATTAGACTTAGTACAACACACACATGATCTTGGATGCATTGATTTGATCAAGATTGTGGGCGATGACAAAGCCACACAAATTGTAGGCCTTGCCGAAGACATGAGCGTGGTTGTGGAAGGTGAATTTAAAAATCCACATCCAGACTTTGTGGGCACATTTGGCATGCCAAACTTGGCCAAGATCAAAATTCTG